AATAATATACTTGCAGAATTATATGCAGAAAGAATTAGTCGTCCTATGCCTGAAGGTGAATGGGACGGTGTAGATAGAAAAACGTCAAAGTAATTATTCTGGATTCCAATTTTTAACTTTAGTAAACAGATTAGCATAGTCAAGTAAATCAGACCTTAAAGTTTTTAAATGTGTAATTTCAATAGGCATTGGAATTTTTCCTGCTTCAAATAAAGGGTGATAAAAATTAATTATCTTATCAACTTTTTTTCTGTCACCTATTATATCTTTCATTACTCTGTGATGAAACTCATTATCAGTTACTAAAGACAAAAGCCAACCATGATGGTCATCATACTGATTAAAACGTTTTACCATTTCCTTAGTATCATAATATATTGCTCTAACAGGATTTATGTTTGCTCTGTAATTTTTCATGACAGCAGGAAACGACCAGTGACTTTGTCTTGTAAACTGGTTCCTTAGAAAACCTCTGTATTCGTTACACAATGACTTTTGTAAACCTTCAGCACTTTGCCTTAACTCCACATTATACATGTCGATAAGTTTGTCGGCTAATTTTTTGTGTGATGCAGAAAAGTCTTCGTAGTTATCCTTTAAATCGAGAATGGTAAACGTACCATCTAAAAAAGATCCAGGAATACTTTTGTTGCGTCTGAATTTATTTAGTTCTGTTGTCAAACGAATAGAGTCAATATTAATTATATCTCTAGACATGCTTGTATTTATTTAGAATTGATATCGAGTATAGTATGTAGTTTGTCTATGCCTTTGTTTCTAGCAAGTGTGTTACGAGCACCGTCATGTAATGGTTTGGGCCAGTTACCTATGTTTACCCATGCATAACCAGAACTTTCATTATTTAATGTTGGAATAAATTCTTTGTCAGTTACATATACAAAACTGTAATACATAAAATTTTTATCTTTACTTTGGTAAACATCGATTGGATTTAATTTTGTTAGTTCTGGCACTAGTCCAATCTCTTCTTCTAGTTCTCTTTGAATGCATTCATATGGAGTTTCATTTCCTTCCATCATGCCTCCCCAAAATCCCCAACTGTTCTTATGTCGTTTATCGCTGTTTCTTAATTGAAATAAACATCTGCCTGTGTCTTTAGATAAAAACAAAACACCTGCGGCACTTATGCCTTTGTGTTTGCGTACATTTGTTAATGGGTTTAAAGTTTCAAGTATGCTCTTTTGTTCTACACGTTTAGACGCCAGAATCCCGGATTGTACTTGCCCTCGTATGTGCTTGTCCATTGTTGTTGTTCCCATTTGAATTGTTTATTCGTATATAAGTTTTTCACATAATGAACAGTATCTTGGTTTACAGTTGTAGATGAATCAAATGATACTACCCAACCAGTGCCGTTATATTCAATAATGTCATCTGCTGTAGCATTAATGCCCCAGTTGTCACCTTGTATTTCACTAGTTAATAAATATCTTTGTCCTGTAGTTGCGGCGGCTATTGTGCCGTCGCCTGGATAGTTTACACTTGGATCTACTATCCTTGTTACGTCTGTAAGTGTTGTTGACGGTAGTGTGTCAGCATCCAAATTAAAAATTAATTTACCAGAGTCTAAAACGTTTCTAGAAACTGTTCCTGAAATTAAACTTGTTGTATTGTCTGCGTTATTAGAAATATTTAATTGTAATGTACTGCCAGTTGTTAGTGGTATATCATCTATGCTTATAGATGAATTACTTAAACTACCTCCACTACCTTGTGGTGATAATACTTCAAGTAAATCATTCCAATTTGCTTTTGTTGATACATCTTTGTATAGTGTTGCTTCTGTACCAACTATTTCTACTTGGTAATTGTTTGGACTAATAGTGTGTAATTCAAAATCAGCATCTAATGTTCTGAAGAAATCATACACATCTTCGTCGTAGCCTAAATTCGCTACACTATTTGTATCGTAAATATTTGTAATAATTGTGTTAATAATTTTTTGTCGTTTAACTTTTGCAGGTGGACTTAACCATATAGGTAATAAGAATGTCAATGTTGCAACATCAATTGTCTCATCAACTCCTGCAGGAACACTTCTATTGCTCCATTGTATATCAGTAAGTTCAACTTCATACAAACTAGTCCAGTCTAAAGGATTATTATTGTTTTGTAGTTGAATACTTGGATTGAATAAGATTAAAATTTGTTCTAGTAGTTGCAGTTTCTGATCCGTGTTACCTGACCAAATGTCTATGTTCATAGTCAAGTTATACGGTACAGGCATATATCTATCTGTGCTGTACAAGTTTCCTGGAAAACTTTGTGAGCCACTATCTGTTTTATATGCATTTGCAGTACTATCGTATTGTCTTTCTGCAACTTGTACTTTGCTGATTAACATTGGATCTTGTGTTCTATCTCTAGCAATTAACAAACTTGAAATACTTGAAGATATAAATGGAGTACTATTTACTAAATTTTCACTGCCTTTAGTAAGTATATGTGCTACCATTCTTTGCATGTCAGCATATCTAACTGGCACTTTATTATAATGCGTTACACCATCTCGAAGTCCTTCACTTACTTTGAATCCACTAAAGATTCTCATAAATTGTAAAAGGTATCTTCTTAATTGAGCATCATACCAGTAATCTAAATTATTGTTTGACATATTAATCTGCCTTTGGCTTAACTGCCTTACTCATGTTTGTTTTTTCTGACTGTGTTGTTCCATCTGTGTTAATAGTTATATTATCATTATTAACAAATGATGTGAGTAATTTATTGGCGGCACTCCAAACTTTTTTGTTGTCATCGCTGACACGTTTCCAAGTACTACCAACCTTTTTAAATAACCTGTTAGGTTCAAAATCTGTTCTCAAGAAATAATCTCCGTCACTACAGTCTAGTGGCATACTACTACCACTTCCAACTATACTAATACCATTTGGTGGTGCACCATCGCCTGGGAAATATAATCCTGGCTTGTCTGGTGAGTTTTCATCAACATATAAATGCCCACCTTCCATATACCCTGCATCATATTGAACTTCTGCATTTGCTAATTCAATAACTTTATCACTGATTTCAATTTCAGTTTTGTATGTGCTGAGTATATTTCTAAGGTCATCTGCTTGTTGACCAGTACCAAGTATATCTCTGTACTCTGGACTATCGGTAATATTTTTAAGTTTTACTCTCCACAAGTGAGGCCACCATCTTGGATCATAGCCTTCTGCTGGTCTGCCAGCATCACTTACAACAAAGTATCTATTAACAGCATCACCGCCACCTAATAGTAAGTCGTCTCTAAGATGAGGTAATTCAATTACATCACCTGCCATTAAACGTCTACCAAGCAAGTTTGCACATGTATTCATGTGGAACGTCATAAACAATGAATCGTTATTTACAAACAAACCAAACTGTGTTAAATCAAAGTCTGGGTCTGCAATCTGATAAGCACCACGCAGTTCATAAATGTCTTTGTCATATTTTCTGTCTCTATTTTCTAAAAACACAACGTCTTGAATATATAAATCTCCAGTTCCAACACTTTGAGTAGTGTCATCTTGGTATGTTCCTATATATTTGTGTACAAAAACACCAGTACCGCCAGCATTTATAGACTCGGCTGTGACTCTGTCTATGAAGTCATAGTCGTTTCCTTTGTTCTTGTTCCATAAACTTAATCTTGGCATAATGTACTATTTATCACTTTATTAAGTTCTTGACAAAAACCTCGATAACTATTATAATATAATCTACTGGAGAGGTGGCTGAGTGGCTTAAAGCACTTCCCTGCTAAGGAAGAGTACGGGTAACTGTACCGAGAGTTCGAATCTCTCCCTCTCCGCCAGACTAGTCTGGTAAATATGAACATTAGGGGCGGTAGCTCAGTTGGGAGAGCGTCTGGTTTGCATCCAGAAGGTCGCAGGTTCGACCCCTGTCCGCTCCACCACGTGAGATAGTATGAGTGATGATTTAGAAAAAGAAATAGCAAATACAATATTGCAAATCTTGTTAGAAGCAAGAGCTCAAGGTAAAGATATGCTTAGTTATGAAGAAATACTTAACTTGTTAGGTATGGATGATGAAAGTTTAATGACTAAATTTGAAAAAGAGTCTATGGTAGTATTAAATAAAGAGATGTTGGATCAACTTAATGATCCTGATGTAATAGAAGCAATGGTAGAATCACTAGGGAAAACAACACATTGAATACAGAAACAGTTACGTGGGTCCATCATTGGACAGATAAAACGTTTAGTTTTAAAACAACAAGAAATAGAACATTCCGTTTTAATAATGGCGAGTTTGCGATGATTGGTTTAATGATAGATGATAAACCATTATTAAGAGCATACAGTATTGCAAGTACAAATTTCGAAGATGAGTTAGAGTTCTTAAGTATTAAGGTACCAGACGGGCCTCTTACAAGTCGTTTACAGCATTTAAAAGTTGGAGACGAAGTATTAGTTAATCCTAAATGTACAGGCACCTTAACAATTGATAATTTAACACAGGCAGATAATTTATATTTGCTTTCAACAGGCACTGGCATAGCACCGTTTATGAGTATTATTAGAGACCCTAATACATACGATAAGTTTAATAATGTTATACTTGTACACACTACTAGAACACACTCAGAACATACATACACAAAAGAAATAAACAAAGTAGCAAAGACAATGGCAGATACACCATATACATTTACTTACTACGATACATGTACTCAAGAAGAGTATGAACGTAAAGGAAGATTTTGGAATCACATAAATAGTTTTACTAAAAACGGATTTAACAAAGACACGGATCGTATAATGGTATGCGGTGGACCTGATATGAATTACGAATGTAGAGACTATTTTGAAAAATTAGGATTCACGGAAGGTAATTTAGGGGAGCCAAACGATTTTGTGTTGGAAAGAGCATTTGTCGATTGAACGAAAACAGACTAGATATAAAATCAGACTACAAAAAGACTCCTGTGGAGGTTCTTTTATTTGCTGACGATTTAATTCCAAAGAATCATTGGGAAGTTCAACTCACACACGAACATTTTGCTAAAGTTGGGTACAAGCAAATAGAAAAAAGTGAAGTAGATGAATACTTCAAAGACATATTCAAACGTTTTCCACCTGAAACAAGAATCCATAAGTACTTAGACGGTACAGAATTATATGTAAATCACAAAACTGCTAGACCTTATGGTGCATATAAGATTGCACATGAAATTAGAAAAGAAGGTTATACAGTTCAAGTAGTTGCCCATCCACATTTCCTTACAGAAGAAGATGTTGAATTAATTATCGATAAGTTTGTTGGCGAAGAAACACTAGTAGTAGGTTCTTCAGCAACGTTTCATAGTGGATATAATCCTTATGCATTTATAGACTCGATGTAT